CGGCCAGGCCGGGAGCTCCACGGGCGCGGCGCTCTATGCTGACGAAGACAACGCGACGGCGAAAGCCTCCGTCTCGGGGCTGGGCGTCCTGCTCGGCATCGTCTCCAGCGCCTCCGTGCAGGAATCCCCCGCCTGGATCGAGAAGTTCCCCGCGGGCATCGACGTCCCCGCCTTCGGAGACGGCACGCTGCTTACGGCACTCGACCGCGCTGTGGTCGAATCGCTCGATGCGGCCCGCTACCTGTTCTTCGTGACCTACTCCGGACTGTCGGGCTCGTACCTGAACGATTCGCACACGATGGACGATGCCACGAGCGACTACGCCTACATCGAGAACGTCCGCACGATGGACAAGGTCGTGCGGGGCATCCGCACCTACCTGCTGCCGAAACTGGGCGGAAACGTCTATATAGATAAATCGACGGGGCAGCTCCAGACGCACAGCGTAGAGTTCCTGCAGACCACGGCGCAGAAGGCCCTCGAGGATATGGAGAAGGCGGGCGAGCTGAGCGGCTATGTCGTCGAAATCGACCCGGATCAGAACGTGCTCGCCACCTCCGAAATCGAGATCGTCATCCGTCCTGTCGGCGTCGGTGTCGTGCGACGTATCAAAGTGAAAATCGGTTATGCCGAGAGTGTCTAACCGCTAAAATCAGAATACAATGAGCGTTACAACCTCTATTCCGCTGATCAACGGCGTGGAATACGCCTGGGGCGACATCGTCGCTGCGGCCAACGGCGTGCCGTTCGTCGGTATCACGGCGATCAAGTACGGCGACAGCCAGGACGTGCAGAACAACTACGGCGCCGGACGGCATCCGGTGTCCCGTTCGAAAGGGCGCATCACGCCCTCGGCGTCGATCACCCTCTACAAGAGCGAGGTCGTGGCCCTGCAGCGGCAGGCGCCGAACGGCCGCCTGCAGGACATCGCGCCTTTCGACATCACGGTGTCGTATCTGCCCGAGAGCGGCATCATCTCGACGGACAAAATCCGCAACTGCCAGTTCACCGAGAACAAGGTGGACTGGAAGGAGGGCGACCTGAACCTGCAGATCGAACTCACGCTGATCCCCTCTCATATTGAGTGGGGCCAGCCGAAAGCCTAACAAACGACCTATTTTTTTCGACTATGGAAAACAAACAACAGCAAGAGCAGAAAGAATTGGCCACCGTGCGTGCCGGGTATCCCGTCTTCGACGGAGGTGTGACGGACGAAGTGAGGCAGTCTTGGAAGCAGGCCCACGGCCGCGTCGTGGCTGTAGATATCTACGACGACATGGCCGGGGAACGCCACATCGGCTATTTCCGCCGTCCGTCGATGGATACCATGTCGGCCGTCAGCGCCGTGAGCCGACAGGATGAACTCAAGGGCGCCGAGGTGATGTTCAAGAACTGCTGGCTCGGCGGCAGCCCGCTTGTGCAGAACGACGCGATCCTCAAGACCTCGGCACTCGGGGCGCTGGGTGAGCTGTTCGCTACCTGTCATACGGAGTTAAAAAACTTGTAGGGGCGCACGCCCTTTCGGACGACGACGAACAGTCCATCCCGAAGGGGTGCGCCCTGATCCGGGCCGCGTTTCATATCGACCCCGGCACGCTCTCCTATGAAGAGTGGGCCGCATTGTACCAGCAGGCCGTATGGCTGGAGCGCCGACGGCTGCGCAATTTCGCAGAACTTTTAGGACGTCTATTCTCCTCGGACGAGGAGCCGGGTAAACGATGAGCAACTATTCTTTCAACTACTCCTTCAACATCACGGGCAACTGCGATGTCGTCGTGCAGGGCATCTCCCAGAACGTGGAGAAGCTCAACGACAACATCCGCAAGTCCGCGGGGTTGTGGGACAGCTTCGAAGGCAAGCTGCTCGCGTTGAACCAGTTCACGCAGTACGTCGAGGGCGTGGGCCGCACGATGCAGGAGACCCTGCAGCCAGGCGCCGCGCTCAACGCATCGCTGGCCGATCTTTCGGCCATATCGGGCGAAACAGGCGAGAGCCTCCGCCGGATCGAGGGGTATGCCCGCGAAACGGCCAAGACCTTCGGCGGCTCGGCAGCGCAATCGATCGAGTCCTACAAGTTGCTGCTTTCGCAACTGTCTCCCGAGCTGGCGAAATACCCCGATGCGCTCCGCGCGATGGGCGACAACATCGCCATCCTGAGCAAGACGATGGGCGGTGATGCCACGGCCGCCGCCGAGGTGCTGACCACGGCGATGAACCAGTACGGCGTCTCGCTGGCCGACCCGATGGAGGCAGCACGCCGCATGGCCGAGATGATGAACGTCATGGCCGCCGCGGGCAAGGAGGGTTCCGCCGAGCTTCCGGCCATCAAGGTGGCCCTCGAGCAATGCGGCATGGCAGCCAAAGGCGCCGGAGTGTCGTTCGAGGAGACCAACGCTGCGATCCAGGTGCTCGACAAGGCCGGAAAGAAAGGCGCCGAAGGCGGCGTTGCGCTGCGCAACGTCATGATGATCCTGAGCCGCGGGCGGTTCCTTCCGAAGGAGACGCTCAAAGAGCTGCAGGTCGCAGGGGTGGACGTCGGGCTGCTGACGGACAAGACGCGGACGCTGGCCGAGCGCCTCGAGCCGCTGAAAGTCGTCCTCAAGGATTCGGCGCTTTTCTCTCAGCTTTTCGGCATGGAGAACAGCAACGCGGCGATGGCTCTCGTGCAGGGTATCGACGAAATCCGCCGCTACGAAGGAGCCATCACCGGGACGAACACGGCCGTCGAGCAGGCCGGGATCATCATGGAGAGCTACAACGAACGGCTCTCGCGTGTCCGTGCGCGGTTCGACGACCTTAAAATCTCGCTGTTCAACGCCTCGGGCGACTGGGGCATTTGGGTCGAGGTCGTCGTCAGCTCGCTCGTGCCGCTGGCACAGATCACGCCGCTACTCATCGGGATTGGTAAGGGTATCGCCTTCATCCGGACGCTGAATTTCGCGGGGATGTGGCGCAGCACGATCGGAGCCATGAGCGGCGCGATCCTCTCACTTCAGATGTATAACGGCTATTTGAGTATCGGCAAGGTTCAGGCGCTGGGATTCGGGAGGAATATCCTCCAGGCCACTGTCGCCGCAGTGCGGTTCGCTACCGTCGGACTTTGGTCGGGAATCAAGGCCCTCGGCGCGTATATCCTTTCGCTGGTAACAGGCGGTACGGCCTCGGCGACATTCGCAGGGATCGCCTCGGCGGGCTTTGCGACGTTCAAACTGGCGGCCGTAACGGCATGTCGGGCCGTGAGCGTTGCGATCATGAGCATCCCGCTCGTCGGCTGGATCGCAGCGGCAATCGCTGCGCTTGCGGCAATCGGCATTCATTTTTGGAATACTTCGGTCAAATTCCGCGCAACGCTCAAGGGGTTGTGGGCTTCGTTCAAAGCTGTATTTTCGGGTATTTGGGAGCTTGCGAAAAACGTTTTCGGCGGGATCGGCGACCTGATCGTCGCGGCGTTCAAGTTCGACGGCAAGGGCATCCGGGAGGCAATTCAGCGTATGAAGGGCGGATTTTCCCAGTTCGGGGCCGAGGTCGGTTCCGCCTTCACCAAAGCCTACGACGAGGAAATCGCCCGCTCGAAGGCCGAGGCCGCAGCCAAAGAAAAGGCATCTGCAGGAGAACCGTCCTCGGATGGTGTACTGCCGACGCCTGATCCGCTTGCCGCAGGGTTGCAGACCTCCGGAGCCACCGTTGCGGCCGCAGCGCCGAAGACCGACAAAATACGCAACATCACCGTACATATCGACAAGCTGATCGACCGTTTCGAAATCCACACGACGAACTTGCGCGAGGATGTCGGCCGGGTGAAAGATATGATTACCGAGACCGTGGTAGCCGCCGTAAACGATATAAACTTTGCAGGATGATGGGAACGTTCCAACCGATAAGTTTTGCGTTCGTCGCCGCAGGTGTCGCACAACAGGCACGTCTGGCCTTGTGTCGATTCCAGCCATCGCAGGAAAATGCAAAAAAACCTTCCTGGGAGGGACACGGCGGTGAAATCGCAGGAAAGGGACTCTCTTTACCGATTACCGAATCCAAATATTGGGAATCGCGTTATGCCCTGACTAAACTCGTATTGACCCGCGAAGATAAAAGCACGTTGGTCATCAACGACGCCACGGTGAACATCTCGCAGGAGAAACACATCATCCGCACGCAGCTCGTGGGACTGGGCGGCACGATCAAGGAATACATTTGTCTGGGCGATTATTCGATATCGCTTTCAGTGGGTATCGTGGCCGTGCGCGACGGGGTGATCGTGGACGAATATCCCGAAGCGGGGATCAGGGAGGTAAAGAAGTTTCTCGACGAAAATCAAGCCGTGAAAGTATCGAGCACCTTCTTCGAGTTGTTCGGCATTTCGCGCATCGTAGTGTCGAGGTTCTCGCTCAACCAGGAAACATGGTCGAACCGCCAGACGATCGACGTGCGGGCCTTCTCCGATGAAGATTATGTAATCAAATGTACCGAGTATTAAACGCCGTTTAACCGTCATTCAAACGATGTTCAAACTGACCGCCAAAATCGAAATCAAAGGCACGGGCAAGAAGTGGGAGTTCGATAAGGTCGCCGAAGTGGAGATTACCCGCGACACGGACACGCTCACGGATACGTGCGTGCTGAAGCTCCCGAAGAAGGTGCGTTGGCAGAACGAAGAGCGCATCCCGATCAAGCGAGGCGACGAAGTGACCGTATGGCTGGGATATGATGACGAACTGGAGCTTGCCTTTCGGGGATTCGTCACCACGATAGGGCTGAAAACCCCGATCGAAATTCATTGCGAAGATTATATGTTCCAACTCAAGCAGAAAGAGGCGAAAAAACTCTCCTATAAGTCGGCCACGGTGGAACAGATACTCCGGGATCAAGAACTCGGCGTGCAGTTCAGGGTATTCGGCGAGCAGCACATCGGACAATACCGCGTGACAGCGAATACCGTGACTGAACTGCTCGGGCAGCTCAAGGATCAGGGCGGCATTCGCTCCTTCTTCCTCATCGAGAACGACACCCCCGTATTGTATTGCGGCGTGCTGTTCGAGCGGGAGGCGGCCTGCCGTCAGGTGTTCGCTACCGGAGTGAACCTGATCGACGACACACAACTCGACACACAGACAGCGGCAGACGTGAAGATCAAGGTGCGGGCCATATCCCTGCAACCGGACAACAAACGAATCCGTATCGACGTGGGGGATGCCGACGGAGAGAAGCGGACGCTGCACACCTACAACAAGACCGAGCAAGAACTCAAGGCATGGGCGGAACAGGAGCTTCGCCGCCTCAAACGCGATGGTCTTAAAGGAACCTTTACCACATTCGGGGCCGTGCTGATCGACAAACTCGACCATATCGGAATCAAGATCGATGGCGTGCGCCGTGGAATCTATCAAGTGCAGAAGAACGTGATCAAGTACGGAACCGGAGGATTCCGACAAGAAATAACCATAGGACAAAAAGTCGCAGAATGACACTCGCAGAAGCCATACGAAGGCTCGCCATGACGGGTTCCGAAATCTATTGTAAGGTTTGCACCGTGGATAGCGTGGACGAGAAGGCCCGCACGGTGGACTGCACGCCTCTCGACGAGAGCGCTCCGCTCGTGGGCGTGAACCTCCAGGCCAACCAGGAGGGGGACACCGGCGTCGTCTGTTTCCCGGCCGTCGGGAGCTACGTCATCGTGGCGTTCATCACCCCGGCCGTGGCGGCCGTGGTTCTGTGCGACAAGATCGACAAGGCCCGGCTCTCGATAGGCAAGACGCGGATCACCGTGGACGCCGAAGTGGTGGACGCCTCCCTCGGCGACACCTCCTTCCGAATCACTCCCGAGGGGGTGCAGTTCAACGGCGGCAAGCTCGGGGGACTGCTGAAAATCGAACAGCTCACGGAGAAGTTCAACGAGCTGATCCGGGCGTTCAACACCCATACGCATACGATACCCGTCGGAGGGGTA